CTTCCCCATTGTACAGTCGATATCCGGGCTTCTGTTCGCGCGTAGTAGCATCATGCGATGCTCCTCGCCATCTGCCGACCGCGTTGGAGGATCTCAGACAAAATCCATCCCCTCGTAACCTCGCGCGTAGCGCCAATGTCCTCCGGCCGGGGCGTTTCCCCAGCCATCCTGCGCCTGGCATTGTCCAAGCGTGCGCGTAGCCGTCGTTGATGCTCGGTGTATGCAGCTGGCCGGAGCCGTCCCTCGATCCGAGTCAGACGTCTTGCAATCGCTCTCATCGGGCGTTCAAACAAGTCGACTTGCGTATATGGATTTTGAAAGCGAATCCACAAACTCCAACTCCTCCAGCAAGGCATAGACCGCTCCACACTACCTAATCCGGTTGTTGATTCACATAATCGCCGTTTGCGGATCGTCGTAAATCGACCGCTCCTCAACGAAGCGGAACTGCAGGCTGAGGTTCGCAATTAAGGCAACTGCGGGATCGATCTTGTTTTCCTCGCGGGCCTTGCGCGGATACACGTTGTCCTTGGCGTCCTTCTTTGCCACGACATTGCCGATCGCCCACGCCAGCACGGGGTCACCGTTGTGATGAATGCGCCCGGCGACGATCATTGCATCCAGCGCTTTCATGGGCTCGGAGAAGTTCGCAACATTGTGCGGAACATCGACCATGGGGACACCGGCTGCGAGCATCCGTGTTGTGAACTGACTCGCGTTGTAATTCGGGTCCACGCCGACTTGGCGGGGTCTCAGTTGCGCGACGTCATCGAGCAGGTCGCGCTCGAGGAAGTCGTAATCGGTGATATTGCCCTCGGTCAGCGTGAGCCAACGAGGCTCACGCGCCCAGCCGCGATAGAAGTCATAGTTCGGCTTGCCCGCTTCGATGGCATCTGTAGGGAGATAGTATTTCCCGAAGACGTAGTAGTGGCTGCCGCGCTCGAAGACGATCATCTTCGCCGTCAGGTCCCGCTTGCTCGCCAGGTCCAGCGTGATGAGCGAGGGGTAATCCCGGAAGTCCTCGATCTGGAGGGTCGGGTCATTGCAGAGCTGCTCCCAGGCCAGCATGTTGAAATACGCGCTGGCGGCACCGACCCGGACGTTCAGCCGCTTCGTTAGAAACGATGCTTGAGAATCAGCGTTTTGAATCGCTTGTCTGCAGCGGATTTCCAGATCCTCTTCGAACACGGAGACGCCGATGTTGGGATTCGCTTTCCGCCAGGACTCTGGTTCTACCCACTGGTCGGATTCGTCGATCGTGTAAATCACGGCGAAGTAGTTGTCGTCCTGATGCTGCCCTTCGAGCACGGCCTGGGCGTAATCGACCTGTTCGGGAAAGATACCTTCATTGCTGTCCCCTTCCGTCGAGATGACGAACAGCAACGGCTGCCGGCGGGAGCCGGTGGCATCGTCCAGCACATCGAAAACCTCGCGAGTCTTATGGGCATGTAGTTCGTCGATAATCGCGCCGTGCGGGTTCAAACCCTCTAATGAATCGGCGTCTCTGGAGAGCGGTTTGAAGAACGCACCGTCGTCCTCAATCGCAATGCTGTGCGCCAGCGGTTCAATCCCGTAGCGTTCGCGCATGCGCGGCGTGCGCTGAACCATCAGTCGGGCCATGTCCCAGCAGATTCGCGCCTGATCGCGCGTCGTAGCAGCGCTGTAGACCTCGCAACCGGGTTCCTCGTCCATGGTCAACAGATACAACCCCACTCCAGCGGCCAAAGTCGTTTTGCTATTTTTTCTGGGGGTCACCACAAGTGCCTTACGAAACCGGCGCCAGCCCTTTTCGTTGATCCACCCGAAGATCGTCGTCAACAGGAAGCACTGCCACGGCTCCAGCACGATAGTCCTGGTCGCCCACAGACCCTTTACGTGGGGCAGCTTCTCAATAAACGCACACACCTGCGCTGCGCGTCCGTGGTCGAAGTGCCACTTCCATTCGGTCCTGGTCAGATCGTTCAACTGCCGTTGACAGGCCAAGCTCACCCACCGGCAGACAGGAATGTCGCCGGACACGACGCGTTCCGCGTACTGTTGAGCGATTGCCACGTAATCCTTTTCAGGCGCTGTCTGCATGGCGCATTCGATCAAGGCGGTCCCATTCGTCCTCGCCGGTTCCCGTGACGGCTTCGACGAGCTGGATGCGGGAACGCGACGCAGGGGTGAAACCCAGCTCCGCGGCGCACTTCAGCATGACGCCGGCTTGGCGATTCAACACCGGAAGAAATGGTGATTGGATCGGCAAGCCGGTATGCGGCGCCTTTGTCAAGATTCCGAACTTTTCAACTTGCTCGGAGGCCCGTCGATGTAATTCCTCGGCCACGACCCAGACCGTCAGCACGGAGCGGTCAAGCTTCCTGAGCAGTCCGGCCGGGGCGTGCTCAATCGCGTAGTTCCAACCCGACCGCTGCGTTTCGCTCATCCAAGCGGGCGGGTCGGCGAGATCACCTACGGGAATCGGCTCGTTATGATTCAGGGCTCGCTTTCCCGGATTTCCACGGAGCACCTTTAAGTGTGAGGGGGTAGGTTTGCGGCCTCTCATACGGCGACCGCCTCCTTCACACCAGCGATCTCATCGAACGTGCGGCCTTCTCCGTCCAGCACCGCCTTCTTGCCCGTCAGTCCCTGCCAGCGCTTCACAACCACGTCCACGTACTTGGGATCGAGCTCTAGCCCGCAACAAACCCGTTCGGTCAGCGCTGCAGCGGCCAGCGTAGTGCCCGAACCCAGGAACGGCTCGTAGACGAGCTCGCCGGGCTTGGTGTGATTTAGGACCGGACGCCGCATCAGTTCGACGGGCTTCTGCGTCGGATGATCAAACTTTTCCTCATCGGAGCCACCCATGATGAACTTTGGTGACGGCGAAAACCAGATCGTCGAGTTCTCACCAGCTTTTCCAAACCACGGCGCGTTCTTTTTACGGACGTACCAACACGGTTCATGCTGAAACCAGTAATGCGTGCGCGTTAGCACGGTTCGGCCTTTGTCCCAAATGATTTGCTGATGATGCAGGAAGCCAATGCGCAGCAGGCCCGAGAGAACTTCACTGGTGAACTTGGAGGCGTGCCAGACGTAGCCCACCTCGAGGCTCGGAACCAGTGCGAACGCGTCGGACCAGTCGGCACGCGTGTCGCCTGAGATAGTGGTTTCGCTGTGGCCCGCGGTCCGCTGTTTCATGTAGCTGGCTTCCGCGGGTCCGCAGCCGTTCAGCCCCGCGCGGTCGCGCCACTCTGAATCCAGTTCAATTCCGTACGGCGGATCACAAACCATCAGGAACGGCTTCCGGTCACCCAGCAGCCTCGCCACTGCTTCCGGGCTGGTCGAATCTCCGCACAGGACGCGGTGTTGATTTGGCGGATCGCCTAGCAGCCACAGGTCGCCGAGCTTCGATGCGGGGTTCTCCGGAACCGCACGGACAACGTCCTCATCGGGGTGCTTCCCAGCTCCGAGCAGTTTGCTAAGTTCACGTTCGTCGAAGCCGGTCAGTCCCAGGTCGAAGTCGAGCGACCTCAGATCTTCCAACTCGAGCGGCAGGAGCTCGAGGTCCCATTCGGCCTCCTCGTGGCTGCGGTTATCCATCAACCGGTACGCCTTGATCTGCGCCGGTGTCAGGCCAGTGGCAACGTGAACCGGGACCGTGGTCAGGCCAAGCCTCCGGGCCGCCAGGAGCCGCGTGTGCCCGGCCACAACGACCCCGTCGACGTCCACAACGATCGGCTGGCGAAACCCGAATTCCCGGATACTCGCCGCCACTTTCGCAACCGCGGCGCCGCTGATTTTGCGGGCGTTCCTGGCGTAGGGAATCGGCTTGTCAACCGGCCAGAGTTCAATTTTCATGTCGGTACCCCCCTTAGCGTATTTCGCGGTCACGAGAACTTAGGTACGCACGTGGTAACCCACTGGAACTATTAGAGTTTCTGACCGGCATACCGGTCCGTCTCAGCGTTGGCATCGTTGCCTCCCACTGCCTTGAACTTGATCGCGCATCGTCCGCGCCGAGTGGCATCGCTTGCAGGCGCTGCGCAGGTTGGACCACTCTAGCCGCAGGTCGGGCCGCTCGCGGATCGAGATGATGTGGTCCACCTCGGTTGCAACCTGCTCGGTGAACGAAAGGTT